TTAAAAAGAAAAGTTACAATCCTTTTGAAGCAATACAAAGTAATATCATGGCTAACCAAAGCCGTGCTGAACGTTATAGCGATTTTGATCAAATGGAATTCATGCCAGAAATAGCTTCTTCGATGGATATCTATGCCGATGAAATGACAACCAGTAACCAATTTAGAAATTTGTTATTTATTGATTGTAAAAATGATGAAATTAAAGGCATACTTCATAATTTATATTTTAATGTTCTAAACGTAGAAACTAATTTATTTTCTTGGTGTAGAACAATGTGCAAGTTTGGTGATTTCTTTTTATACTTAGATGTTGATGAAAAATTGGGCGTTAAAACTGTTCTTGGTTTACCATCGCCCGAAATAGAAAGAATTGAAGGAGAAGATGAAACTAATCCAAATTATGTACAATTTCAATGGAACAGCGCTGGTTTAACATTTGAAAATTGGCAAATAGCACATTTTCGTATCTTAGGGCAAGATAAATATTCTCCATATGGTACTTCCATTTTAGAGCCTGCACGCCGTATTTGGCGTCAGCTACAGTTAATGGAAGATGCCATGATGGCTTATCGCATTGTTCGCGCTCCAGAACGCCGTGTGTTTTATATCGATGTTGGTAACGTTGCCCCGCAAGAGGTTGAACAATTCGTACAAAAAGTTATTACTGGTTTAAAACGTAACATGATTGTTGATCCAACAACTGGTCGTGTAGATTTGCGTTATAATCCCATGAGTATTGATGAAGATTTTTATATTCCAGTACGTGGTCAACAAAGTGGTACTAAAATTGAAAACCTACAAGGTGGCACATTTACAGGTGACATAGATGACGTACAATATTTGCGTGATAAACTATTTTCTGCTCTTAAATTACCACAAGCTTATTTAACAAATGGTAAAGATAAAGCAGCAGAAGATAAAAGCACATTAGCACAAAAAGATATACGTTTTGCAAGAACCGTACAACGTCTACAACGTGTAGTTATAGAAGAATTACGCAAGATTGGTATGATTCATTTGTATACTCTTGGTTATCGGAATGAAGATTTATTAAAGTTTAGTTTAAAACTAAATAATCCTTCTAAAATATCTGAGTTACAAGAGCTAGAACATTTTAAGGCCCAATTAGAAGTGGCCGGTACGGCAAAAGAAGTTGGATTTAGCAAACGTTGGGTGTTTGAAAATGTCTTTAAGATGAGCGATAGAGACTTTTTACGTATTCAAAGAGACATATTCTATGATAAACAATTTGAAAAGTCTATTGAAGCTGGAGAAACTAGTGCAGATACTGCATCAGGTGGTGGTAGCGCATTAGGCGGGTTGGGAGGAAACGAACCTACACCACCTCCAGAGGGCGGCGAAACGCCGGGAACTGAAACACCATCAGCAGGCGGTGAAGCGGCAGGCAGTGAAGCAACAAAACCAGAAGAAACTAGTCTATTAGCAGCTCCAGCTAGAAGAAGCAATGCCGCAGTTCCTCGCCAATATAGAAAAGATGGCTATTATAAGACTCCCGGCTCTAATAATACATATCGTAAAGAAGAAGTGTCGGATAATCGTCCCGGTGGCGCTAGAAGTCGTGGAATCAATGCTACACATACGCCTTGGGCAGTCAATGGTGCATCTAAAAATAGCACACTTCCCGGTAAATCAGCATTAAATACTCTCAGTAGAAATATAATGAGTGAAAACGAGGATGTTGACTTTGATAATGAAGAAAAAATGCTTTTAGAAGTAGAAAATAAGCTTCAAACGCTTTCAAAAACACTACTTAAAGAAGATAAAGACGCGGAGAAAAAATAAATGAAGCATAATAAGAAAAGAAATACCGCTTTTCTTTACGAAGTATTACTACGTGAAGGCACAAAAGCTACTTTAGAAAAAGATTTTAATCGTCTTAAAACCGTAAAAACATTTATTGTCAAAGCGTTTCATCCTGAAACAGAACTTGGCAAAGAATTAAGTTTGTATAAAGCCTTGCTGCAAGGCAAAATAGAAAAAGATATAGCAGAAAAATATTTACAAGAAGTAAAAGATAGACACAACAAAATTGATAAGCGTGAACTCTTCAATGAGCAAACTTATTTAATTAATCGTATCAATAAGGCTCTTGGAGCAGATCTATATAATGTTTTTGTTCCAAGTTATAAAAATTTAGCTACGATAGCACAAATATTTAACGATACAACACCAATAAAAGAAAAAATATTACTAGAAAAAGCATTTCTAGAAGGTGCTTGTGTATTGAACGAAAATAAAGAGTTAAAACCAATAGATAATTTAGTATTTAAAACATTTACTAAAAAGTTTAATGAAAAGTATTCTTCTTTATTAAACGAACAAAAAGATTTATTAACAAAATATGTTAGTTCTTTTGCCGATGACGGAACTGAACTAAAAGTTTATTTAAATGAAGAAATAGAAAGATTAAAAACAAAAATCAATACTTCTTTGGAAATAGAAGAGATAAAAAGCGATTCAAGAATGCTAGAAAAAACAAACAAACTTTTAAATGTTTTAAGTGAATTTAAAAATAATAAACAAATATCTTCTGAAATGTTAGAAAGCGTATTAAAAATACAACAATTTGTTTATGAGGTGGAAAACTAAAAATGATTAAAGTTGTTATATCAAAAAGTGATGGCATTAAAAAAGAAATAATGATTAGCAAAACACTTGCTGGTCATTACATGCTTAAAGAGCATCCTGAAATAGATATTATTGTTGTTCCCGACAAGCAAAAAGTTTTAGTATTCCCTAAAGATGATCAAACCGATCAAATATATAATCTTCAAGAACGCTTATTTAAATATATGGTTGGCAAAGGAGTTATTTTACCAGAAAGTGTTGTAGCTGGGAATGTATATGGCTCTTTACAAGGGGGTTATATACAAACCCCCCCAGATGGTCAAGACCCTGTGCAAGTAGTTATATATAATCTTGCTTCTTTTATAGATGATGAAATGCCTAAATATAATCGTGAAAAGTCATACGAAGATGCTCTTGAGAAAGAACTACTCACTCCCTCTGTTGAAGTTTCTACAGAACTTGGCGAAATTCCTCAAGAACCATTTAAGGGATCGATTCCCAAATATGGTTTTCCCACCAGAGGCATTTACAGATATAACTATTAGAAATTTGTTTTATGAAAATAACAAAACAACATCTTCAACAAATTATTAAAGAAGAAATATTAAAACAAAGTTTAATTGATAAAATTAAAAATTTATTTAAAAGAAAATATAGTAATTATTTAGAAAAATATTATGATGCTGTAAAAGCTGGTGTGTCAAAAGATCAAGCCGCCGAGCAATTTATAGATCCGGTTGTAGATATAATAGCACAAGAAATACAAAATAATACATTAGGTAGGTCTATTGGTTGGAGAGAAGAAGATTTGGCAGCTACAGGTGGTAGAGAAGTGTTAAAACCCGGTGGTTTTGGTGGCGCAGAAATATCAGAAAGTGAATAATAATGGAATTACTAACTTTTATTCTTGCCTGTTACGGTATGACAATGATTGTCGTATATGGAAAAATATTTGAGCCTGTTCGACCAAATCATTATTTTTTCCGCTGCACATTATGCATGGGTTTCTGGATAGGACTGTTTAATTGTTTTATGATCCAGTTACCATTCAATGCTTTTACTGCCGGATGCATAAGTGCAGGAACATGTTATTTGCTAAGTCGCCTAGTAGACGATGACGGTATAGTAATTAAAATGAAAAAAGATAAATAAATAACTATTTATAATTGATTGGAGGTGTTGCCAATGAAAAAACAAATTACTTATGTAAGACGCTACATGCTACAACCTGTGAGGCGTTGCTGTAACGGTAGTTGAATTTAGCCCCAGATAAAAACTGGGGTTTTAGCCTTAAAAATAAATTATGTCAAAAGAATTACTTAGAGAATTTTACGAATTATGCGATGGTGGACTTTGCCAAGATCTTCTTACAGAAGCGGAGAAGAAGAGCGTTAAAGAAGGTGTAGTTATACTTTCTGGCATCATGCAAAGATGTGATTCTGAAAATGGTAATGGACGTATATATGGTCGTGAAATTCTTGAACGCGAAGTCGAAAACTATAAAAAAATGGTTAACGACAAAAGAGCATTAGGAGAACTAGACCATCCAGAAGATTCCGTTGTTAACTTACGTAATGTTTCGCATATCGTAACAGATATTTGGTGGAATGGCGATGCTGTGATGGGCAAAGTTCGCGTATTAGACACACCATCAGGTAGAATACTTAAATCTTTAGTAGAAAGCGGCGTTAAGTTAGGTATATCAAGTCGTGGCTTGGGAAGCACAAAAAAACTTAATGGTAAAACAATAGTTGATGATGATTTCCAACTTATTTGTTTTGATTTCGTGCAAGAACCAAGTACCACAAATGCATTTATGATGAGTGAAGGCAAAAAACGCACTCTTGATCCAAGTAAAATATGGACCAAGGCAGATCGCTTAAATAGACTTCTAAATGAGATTGTAAAAGGATAAATAAAATGGCAGAATTTCAATATAAAGCTGGATTACACAATGTAGGCAGTTATCAAGTCAGTGGTATACCATATGTAACAGGTTCTTTAACCGCCCCAACCAGCTCTGGTACGCCAATTGTTATAGAATTTCCAAGCGTTACAAAGTTCGTAACTGTAACAAACAGCGCCGCAATAGGTGGAACACAATTAAGAGTTGGTTATAGTGAAAACGGCGTTAAAGGAACAAATTTTTGCCTAGTTAATCCGCAAGCTAGCGTAACATACGAAGTTAAAACAGACAAGATATATTTGCTTTCTAATGGTGCAGCTATAACTAATTTAGTTAGCATTTGTGCTGGTTTAACTGGTATAGAGACAAATTACAGTTTAGCAGCAACATATTCTGGTAGTAATGGCATAGGATAAAATTAGATGTCCACTTTTACTGATTGTTCTGATAATTTAACATGTGCAACACTTTCTGGGAGCAATGGCGTTGCTGTTGGTGTAATTGCTGGAAGCCCAAATAAAATTGTTGTTTCCGGAACAGGTAATTATACAGGGAATTTTGAAATAACTGGCAATTTAAGAAGTACCGGCACGATTGTTGGGCCAGCTATGCTATTGTCCAATTCTTCTGGCTATGCAAATATAGAAGTTGGTGGTCCAAGCGGCGGTCATATAGATTTAAGAAAACCATTCAGTGAACCAGATTTTGATATTAGATTTATAACCGATAATACGATAGAAGGTGGGGGTTATTTACAGGCATCGGGTGGTGCCGTGTTAGCTTTATCTGGTAATAATGTTGGTATCGGTACTAAAAGTCCCGGCAGCAAATTGGATGTTCAGGGCTATACATCATATCGCGGTAATGAATATACAATAGCAAGTTTTGCTGCTAATAGTTCTTTAGCCCCATTAAATATAGTTCAAAGCGTTAATGGAACTAACCCTTCTATTTCTGCTGGTCGAGATATCGGTGGAACTTATGGCAGTTTAGAGCTTATAACCAGCGAATCCGTCAGGGCAACTATATTAAATAATGGCAATGTAGGCATTGGTACTTCCTCCCCTACAA